GAACGCCTCGGCGCTGGACACGTTGCGACCAGTCTGGAACCACACGGACCCGGACGCCGTGCAAGACGACTGGACGCCCAGACTATCCGTCAGGACGAGGCGGACAGCCTCACACACGGGAGTGTCATTCAGATCGACAGGCCCGGAGAGTTGGGCCAATTGATAGGCATTGCCCCCAAGCTGAACGGCTTGAGGAGCGGTGACGACAGGCCCGGAGCCAGCTTGATAGGCTGCACCATCAGAGAGCGGAGGGAGGGAAGGCCGATCAACAGCAACACCGCCAGAGCAGGCAGCGAGAGAGAGAACCAGAGGTAGAGGAAGAAGTTTCATAATACACCCTTGCGTTTGGTAACTTGTTACTAGCAGAGCGGTAACTTGTTACGCAAGAGCAAAAAAAAGAGCGGCCCGAAAGCCGCCCCCAAGCCCCTCAAAACCGGGGCGAAATCTTAAAGTTAAGCCGCCCGTTTCATGGCCGCTTCTTTGAGACGCTCGAACCCTTCCAGAGCCATATCCCGGAACAAGTCTTCATGCGGAAAATTCGCAGGCTTGGCTTCAAGGATGCGGACAAGCTGCAAGGTTCTGCCCGGTCGCTGAACGTCCTTTTTCGGGATACTGATATCAATCCCGTGTTCAAGCAGAATGCGCCGATGGCGATAGAAGGTATTCTTGGGCAAGCGCCCTTTCATGTCGAAGCCCGACGCCCACAGATCATAGGTAGCGCGAACCGTGCGCGGAACTTCCTTTTCAGTATCGTCCAACAGTGTCACTTGATCCGGCATTTCCAGCCTCTCCAAAAACGTATTCAACAAGTCTCTTGGGGCTTGTTCGTCCCAGTCTCTCGACAGCTTGTAGCCCAACCGTTTCAATTCCATGCCACGGAAGCAGGCTTCTACCCTGACTTTACCCTCTACCCACTCAGTAAGCAACTTTTCCGCAGCCCGACCGCAGGTCATGGGGTGCCGCTTGATCTCTTCGAACTTGTTGTAGAACTTGAGCGTTGACCGTCGAGAGCCGTTCTTTTTATCGCCGTTGGACAGGTCATTCCCGAAGCCCCAGCCGACCGAGCAAAAGTCGCTGTTGAAGTGACCCCGGCCCCGCTTGCGGATCGTCGCCCGGTCCCCCACGGCTTGAAGGAAGACGCGGCAGTCATCATCCGTACCGATATCCCAATGGTCTGTCACATCGACCCGCGTAAGGTTGACCGTGCCGTCACGGATCGCGGCCCGCGCCTCTGGACAGTCTGGAATGCGGCAGGCGACTAGGATCGCCTCATAGGTCAGCAGGACCAATTCTTGAAGATCGTGCAGCCCTATGACGTTCTGCCCCGTGAAGAACTTGACCGGGTTTCCCGAAACCATCATGCGCCCTTCGGCGCACATGACTTGCATCTTGGACGAAAACGAGCCTTCCACCCCGTGGCGACTGATCCGCTTAGGCCGGATGATGTCGCTATCCCACGGCTTTTCAAACTCTTGGGAGAAGACCCGCGCAGCGCGGTAAGGCAGGTCAAAAGTGAGCCAGTCAATGAGCACACAACACCCCCAGTTTCCCCAAAATGGTACAAATGTGCTGTGATACTACACGCACACAACGTGCCCGGCCCGCGCACCGCGCCTGCGGCGCGGCACACGGTCCAGACCCGTTGTAGAGACCCCCGGAGAACGCCCAGAAAGCCCCTTGAAGGGGCTTGAGGGAGCGAGTGGACAGGGAGGTGCGAAACAGCCTTTCCCCCCCGTCCCTACGGCCCTTTATGGAGAGAGCGGGCCGGGGGGAAAAGTCTTTTGCTACCGTCGTCGCATGGTGGACAGGTAGAAGACCGGGAAAGAGAGAAAAGGCGCTATTTGTCGCCCGCGCTCGGAAAGTGTTTACCGCTCGACTGGATAAACTCTGCCGCATTGCTCTTGATCCTTTCCCGGTCTTCTGCCGGAACCCAGACTGTGACCTCAACAAACCCCGCTTTGCGGCGCATTTCTCGAAGGCGGCGCATAGCGCCTACCTTCGGATTGAGCAGGCCGAACATATCGGCTTGCTCCTTCTTCTTTGGCTTTTTCATAACTGTTACCCCTGTATCTGGTAACGTGTTACTCTAAGCCCCTCAGCAGATCAAGAACAAGTTGCCGCCCGTCAGGTCCAGCAGGTAAGCCTTTTCGCCTCTGGTGACCCTCTGGAATTGCCGAGAAGGGGAGAAGAGACGGCCCGACGCTATGTCCTGATACAGGACAGCACCCGGCCCGACCGAGTGAACGCGGAAAACGCATTGCTCTTGCAGAGCGTCAGGAGCGGCCCCGTAGGCCCATGAAGGCGGCTCAGGACGTTGGACACCCTCAACCGCCTCTTGAGCCTCAGCAGGCCCACCTAGACGCCCGTAGAGCGTGGCAATGAGGAAGACAAAGAGAGGAATGCAGGCGGCAAGCGTCAAGATAGGCTTCCACGGTATCCGAGCCTTGACCGTGTGGACGCTGGCCGACTTGTAAAACTCAAAATACTTCGCAGGGAAGGCAAAGTTTTGCTTTTGGGCGTTGTCCTTGCCTTGCTCAGGATCGGGAGAAAGGTTGATCCCGTTCCACTCATACCGGGTTGAGCGTTTCAGCCCGAAGGCGCGGAACAAGTGGACATGCCTATCAACCAAGTCGTGAATGTGCCGATCGATCAGCCGCGGCCCTTGCGTGATAAGGTAGACGTCATGCCCCTTGTGGCGGTGGGTCTCGAACTCAGACACCCAGACAGGAACCTTGGAGGCCGGATTGCGGACCGGGAAGACGCGTTGACATTCATCAATGAAAATCACCGAGCCTTCGGGCATTTCGTGCCACCTCTGGCACCCGGTCACCGGATCATCATCGCCCTGGACTAATCGACCGACGCCGAGCCCTTCATAATCAAGCCCGTCAATATCCGCGAAGACAGGCCGCCCCGAAGGCAAAACGTCTTCAATCAGCATCTTGACGGCCGAGAGCGTCTTACCCGCCCCCGGCCTACCCGTGATCAAAATAACAGCCATTACCGACGCGCCAATCTGTTGAGAACCATCAAGCCAACGTTCATCGCGTAGGCGCTCAGAATGATATTGATTGCCAAATCCACCTTGGCCATGCCCATGAAATTCAGAGCAAGCGCAGGAAGGCCGGAAAGCTGCCCTTGAACCTCAGACGAGACCCAAGAGAGCAGCGCGTCAAAGCCGACATAGGTAAGCGCCCCGAAGCCCAGAGCCGCAATCACATAGCGGACAAGCGAGCCGATCATAGGGACCGTGAGAAGGAGCCAGGGATTCATGCCAGCCGCCCCCCGATCTTGAGGGAGACGGCCAGCCAAGCGGGAAGAACCCAATAGGCGGCGATGCAGATAAGAAGGTCAAACATGGAAGCCCCTTAGATTTGACGAGTTGAAAGAACGATCCCGGTAGCCTTCAGGAGAGCCAGAGCGAGAAGGATATAGGAGAGGTAATCAAGGCCAGTGCAGGCCGGATCAAAGGCCAGCTCATGCGTCTTGCCGAGCAGGTTCATAGAGAGCGGAGCCGGACAGGATCGAGGAAGCCACCCGGAGCCGTAGGAGAACAGGCCAACGACAATTTCTTCCGCTACCAATTCGGGAGCATCCCCGAAGCCCGAGCCTTCACCAGTGCCAGTGCCGTCGCCGGGATCACCCCCACCAGTAGAGCCGCCAGTGCCATCCCCCGTGCCATCACCAGTGCCATCGCCAGTGCCGTCGCCAGAACCGCCCGTAGAGCCGCCAGTGCCATCCCCCGTGCCATCGCCAGTGCCGTCGCCAGTGCCGTCCCCGTCACCCTCGCAGATGTATTCATACGAAAGATCGAAATAACAGCCGCCGCCCATGTCGTAGAGGCACTGCCCATCGACCTCAGTGAACCCGGCTTGAAGATCGACAGCAGAGCAAACGGAGCCAGAGCCACCAGTGCCGTCGCCAGTGCCGTCCCCCGGATCGGTAGGATCGCCCGGATCGGTAGGATCGCCGGGATCGGTTGGATCACCGCCACCGTTACCGGATCCAGTAAGACCCAAGTCAACAGCGGTGAAAAAAGCCGGAGGATTAGAAGGATCATAATCAGACCCGGCGTTAATCGTGGAAAAAACACTATTCAAACCGGGAGCCGTGCAGGAGGTAGAGCCGCCTTGCCCGACACACTGGATGACAAACAAGGAAGAATAGCCACCATTGAGACCGGCCAAATAAGAGTTGAAATCCCCGGCGTAAGCATCGCAACGCAAGTCAACTTCATATTGAGTGCCGACATTCAGATGAGTGTTGGTATTCGGATGATAGTAGCCCCAGAAGTTCGACCGATGGACAGAAACGCTTGTTTGAACACATCCGGGCGGCTCGATGAACTGCAATTCGGTGCGAACCGTCGAACTGATATAGCCCGCTGACGTCTGAAAAGAGGCGTAGTTAACGCAGTCAATGGGAAGAACACGGATATATTCTGTCGTGGGCGGCGTGGTGGTCGCGTCAACAGTGACAGTGCGCCAAACACCGATGCAGGTAGACGGATTAAATCCCGCCTCTTCCAGCATTGAGGTAAAAGAACCAAGGCTGTCATAGACCCCGGCAAGCGTCCGAATTTCCGCATGGACCGGGTGAGCCTCTGGCAAAGTGGCGATGAACTGACGCACGCCAATTTCGGTCATGTAGGGCAGCGCCGATCCGCTAAACCGTTGAGTTTCGCCCGCATCATCGACGTAATCGAAAGCGAGTGTCGGATAGTTGAAATCGACGTTGGTAGCAGTCTGGCCGTCAGCCGTGACAATAGGAGCCGCAAAGGCCCCCGAACTCAGGCAGAGAAGACCAGCCAGAGCGCCAGCAATCCAACCACGAGATAAATTAAACCTTCCATTGAGCATCCCCTTGCAACTCCATTCCGGGAAAAGAAAAAGGGGAGCGCAGAGCGCCCCCCTAGAACCTGCGCCAAGCGGCGTGTCAGGTGGCCCAGATCACGACACGGCGCGACGAATCCACTTGAACGCAGCGAAGGCCAGAACGACCGTCAGAACGGCAGCGCCCGCAGCGCCAACGTCAGTTGCAAGAGCCTCAATCGAGGTGGTAACAGCAGTCATATCCATGCGTTTTATCCTTTCACAAGCTGGATGATGAGACGTGCACCAAACGCAGTTGCCAGAACGAGAATGAGTGAAGGCAGGAGCGTTTGTGCTTCGGAGAGGGACAGAGGCGAGAAAACTTGATCGAGGTAACCAGCAGACCCGGCGTCTAAAATCGCCTGTTCGTAACCTTCGCGCCATCCGCTGCAACGGGCGGCATCTGTAGGAAACGGGCAATCAGTGCGGCTTGCTGGAAACACGATCAGGCGACTTTCGCTTTCTGTCCCTCAATCGGTTCGAGGTCCAAGTTACGTTTCAACGTCAGCTTGTTCTTCTCGATCTGGAACGACGAAAGGCCGATCCGATAAAATCCGGGGGCGTAGCCTGCATGACCGTCGGGAAGAGACAGAGCGAAGGGAAGCGGGTAACGCTCGCCCTCAACGTGCAGGTAGGCTTGTTGTTCAGCGAATTTAAAGACTTCGCCAGTTTCCCGCTTGGTAAATTCGCGGTGTTCCACTTTGCTATCCATCTCGATTTTCAAGACGTGTTCCTTTCACATGTTACGCCCGTTTGGGTAACTGTTACCTAAACCAGCAGTTGATTCGTAGGCAAGACAAAATTAGACTTTCGTAGGATTTTTTTTGCTTGACCGCTAAAAAGTGTTTTCGCGCAAGCCACTACCAGACGCGCCCAAAAGGTGCGGAGTGATCACAAAGAGCAATTCAGACCGATCCGAACCGCGCCGCGCCTGACCCAGAACCCCGGCCCTTGCGAGACCCGGCACCCCAGAGGAAGACCGCGCCGCGCGATCCATCGTCAGGCCGGAAATCACCACAGATTGACCAGCCGTCACACGGACGGAGGTATCAACGAGACGGGTTGAGAAAATCGGATTGCCAAGCACCCCTTCACCGTCGCGGACGGCGGTAACCTCGATCCGGGCGGTAATCCTGACAGTGCCGTCATTCGCATGTGCAGCCGTGACATTCAGAACGACCCCTGTATCTCGATATTCGACGGTCTGGACCGTGTCGCCGTCTTCGTCCGTGCTTTGCGTGATGAAAGGCACCTGATCCCCAGAGACGAAGCGCGCGGCCCTGCCATCCAGCACCGTGAGAGACGGAGTAGCGAGAACCGACGAGGAACCCAGAGCCTCGATAGCCGATAGCGTGGCCGTCAGGCCCCCGGAGACCGTAAGAGCGTTGCCATCGACCACAGAGCCGACCGAGACCCCGTAGCGCCCTGATACGCCTTCCAGAGCCGTAGCGAAGGAGGTTTCCGAGCGGCTGGACCACTCCACAAAAGCAGCATCAAGGCGCACCTGTTGAGGTTCGGAGATATGGACCCGGAAAGACGGCATCGCGGCTTCAAGATCAGCACCGAAGCCCCGAACGTAGAGAACGGAACGTTGAGCATCATGGGAGATTGTCAGGTCAGGGAACGCAGCTTGCAGAGCCTCGACCGTAGGAGCATCGACAGCGCCCACCCGGAGCGGCACAGTCCTTTCCCGATCCGACACGGCGGCAGCGCGGACAAGTTCAACCTCATTCGATGGACCAGACAGGAAGACCCGTTGCCCGTCAGAATGAGCCGTGACCGTGTAGCCACTTTCCCGTGCTACGTTGCGGTAGACCTCTGCATGATCCGCGTTGCCGGGGAATGTGGCGATCACCGCCGCGCCCGTGGTGGTCCTGATCGTTTGGCCTGCCACCCGTGACACCTCTGGCAAGTCCCCGGTGTAGCGATAGGCACCGCCCCCAAGATCATCAGTCAGAACGCTATCGACCGGACCCGGCGCAGCCATGCCGCCAGCATCGCCCACCACGCCAGAGACAGAGACAACGCCGCCAGCCGTGGCAACCGTGGCCCCTGCCCGTTGCAAGACGAGAACGAAGGCCCG